TTCCTTGAATTTCTGGTATTCCAATCCGCAGTAGTCAATGGCGCTGATCGCATTGCAGTTCTGATCTATCAGCAGGAACAGAGCCTGAGGCAGTGGAGCCGAGTGCTGCAGTATGGTGCCACCCTTGATCCTCACGTCGGGCAGATCCCTGAGATTGCTGTTGCCGGGGATAGTGCCCACCAATTCAGTGTTCTTCTCGTTTATGTCTTGCACGTGGTTCAAGATCTGACCAAATGTGAACTCACTCAATTGTTGATTGAAAGGATTCACTGCAAGATTTTCCGGCACTTCGTACAGTCCCTTTCCCGCTAACTTTTTGGCTGCGCTGTGGCACTGTATTTTTACTAAATCATCTATTGCTAGATCACTGGTGAATTTTACATATTGATTTGTTGTGCCATTGACCAATGTGTAATCCGTTCCCACGTTTTGCACCTCATGGTTGACATCCACAGTGACCTCTAGGTCCGTAAGGGCAGCACTGTTGGCGTAGACATCAATGGGAAACAGTCTTAACTCATTGGCATCCACCGTGAAGGTCCTGATCACCCGCTGTCGACTCTGTTGAACTCTTTTTATCCATCCCGACTTGTTGTTGTGCTCTGTCCTGCTGGTGGTGTAATGCACATGGCCTGTGCCAAATGCTTTGGACACAAAATCCTCGCCACTCTTGTAAGTAAATGATCCGGACCCAAAATCCGATTCGAACACTATGTCGCCCACGTTGTTTATGGTATTATATTTGACCCTCAATCCCAGCACAGTGTCCTCTGTGGCGGCACTTGATATCTTATAGGCAAAAAGTTTTGCTCCTTGGAAGGTGGAATCCGGGTACACTGTTGCATCATCAAAGGACACGTGGTCGTTGTCATACATGGAAAACAGCGGTTGCTGGTTCAACGCTGTCTTGATTTGACCCGTGGTCCAGGCCAGATCATCCGCACTGTAATAGAAAGTGTTGCCCTGGTTGTTGGTGCCCAGTTCCACGAACACAGATTCTCCGTCCTGTGGCGTGGCGTCGCTCTCCTCTGTGAGGTTGATCACCCTGCCCGTTCCAACTGTGACGAAATTTACCTTGTAGATTTTATTCTTGACCAATGAATCAGTGTCCGCGGTGAACAGCACCCTCATGCCATTGAGCAGGCTGATGCCATCTATGATGTAGCCGGTCTGGTTGACTATGGTGGAAAACACGTCCGTGGTCACTGTGTCCACCAGTGTCACGGATGTCTTGGCCTCTGTGCCGTGGTCGTACAATTCCAATCCCGAATCAAATTCTATTATGGGTCTCTTGGCCCTGTCGGTCTCTGACAGCTCCGCAATGTAGCCATTAGCCGAGGCGGTGGCCTCTATCACAGCCCTGTGGAACCAGCGATTGTATCTGCTCCAGGCGTTGCCGTCCAAGCTGTCTCGCTTGATGGTTATGTAGTCCGGCGTCTCGGGCCTGTAGAAACTGATGTCATAGGGACGTGTATCGTAGGGCACCGAATCATAAAGTTCCGTTGTCTCCACGGAATATGACTCCGGAGTAACCAATTGTGCTGTGTCCGTCAGCGTAATCGAGTCACCCACTCCCTCCACATAAAATTCTTTATTTTTATATGTTGAACTGGTAACATTATCAATAAATTTCAGTTTCATTCCATTGCTCAATTTTGTGCCCGAAGCCATGGTGTAATTCTTCGCACCCACTATCTCATGATACACATCGATTTTTGTGGTGGAAGTGATGGTTTTGATTGTTAATATACCTTGCATTGCTCCATGGTTCCCACATTGATAATACAATATGTCTGGGGCATCAGATGGTACCGTGAAGATCAAGGTTCCTTTTTTTATTCCATTGTTGGTAATTCCCGAGTTATAAATCACCGAAGTAGAATCGTCTTCGGCAAATCCTGTTTGGAATGGTTCTGTCATGATGTAGAAAGGATGACCCGGACCATCTTTTATAAATTTATAGGTATTACCCCTATATAAAGTCATTGTGGGATTGTTATTTTCTTTGTATGTGCTAAAGATATATGCGGCTTGTCCTACATGATCCACTTTTATTTCGGTCACTGAATTGGGACCATTGTTGGTAACCGATATGGGATTTGGTCCTTCAGGCAGCCAATAATATTCCCTGTAATTGATCAATTTGTCAAAATCTATTGCAGGATTCCATGCATACACTGTTTCTTTATTGAGTCTGTCATGATTTTCTGTGTTGCCTCCAAAAAATTTGATTTGGTTTATGTAATCATCATAGGTGGCTGTGAATTTCACTTGATCTTCTGGATTGATAGAAGACGTATCTATATCTGTGTAGGTCACAGCAGGATCTAATTGATAATTGGTCCTGTCTTCACTATTGGCCTCGATATAACTGTCGGCTGCTTGTCTAGTGTAAGAATATTGTCGACCAATATATCCATCCAATCTGGTCAATTTTCCTGGTTGTATCAATTGATCCAGGGTACTGGTTAAAAACCTATGATTATTGTCTGTTCTGTAAAAAGATGGGAGGTGAGCTATGGATCTTCTCAAAGTCACGCCATTGCTGTCTGTAACAACTTCGTAATTGGTTGTGCTGTTGATAGGTGAATCAGCCATCTCTAGTATCCCGATCCGCTACCGCCTGAGCTGGAGCTTGCTCCGCTGGATGAGCTGGAGCTTGCTCCGCTGGATGAGCTGGAGCTTGCTCCGCTGGAGCTTGCTCCGTAAGTTCCTGTAGTTTGTGATGAAACGGCCGATGTTGACCTGTTTCTGGTGGTGCCCGTGGTGCTGGTCACAACCGTGCCGCTGGCCGCCAACTGGTTGGCGCCTATGGCATCAATAATCACAACATCGTCAACGGTCGCTCCGCTGATAAAGATCTCATCTGATGATCCGCTGATCTGGAACAACGATCCAAATCCCTGCTCCGCCTGATTGGGCACTATCACCACCGTCAATAGATCTGGCGCCAGACGATTGTGTATGTAGGCCGCCAGCTCCGTGAAATAGAAAGTGTCTCCAAAATCAAAATTGTCCAGAGCGAAAAACTCATTTATGGCCTGTATGATCCTTGTTTTGAGCACAGCGTTGGTCACGTTGGTTGCTGCGTTCTTGACCACTTTGAATGTAGCCTGGAATTCCTCGTCCGCCTGTGTGCCGAACAGTATCTTGTATCTAACCGGATGGTACACAATCTGGTCCGACAATCCTTTTAGAGGATTCAACACGCCCGAGTATGATATCCTCAGTTGGTCCGATGTGGATGGTTCCGGCTCCTCGCCGCCTTGGTTCAGCCATGTCCTGTACAATTGGTCATAAGATCTCTCCAGCATGTAGATGTCGATGATGTTGGTCTGTGAAGGATCTATCCTGGTGCCTTGGCCCGCATTGTGCCTGTACAGGAATTCTATGTTGCTCCTGCCCTTCCTGGCATAATAGTCCGTGGTGGTCTCTAATGTTACCGACGTGCTGTTGTACTGCTTGACCACATCCTCCGCGGGATCATAGAAATAGAACAGTTGCCCATCCTCGTATGTGCCCGGCAGCGTGATGTCGCTCTCGTTCTCCGCAACTATGAAATTGCTTGCCGCGTCGGGGTAGTATCTTTCTATGTTGTCGTAGCTGATGTATTTTTTAAAGAACACAAATTTCGTGGTTACATTGGTGTCGGGTTCCACCACGATGTCAAATATGTCTGGATTGTCCACCACGCCATCATCATCGTCATCATAGAAGCCCACCTTAACTTTCCTGTTGTCTTGGAATCCATCCGCCTCCTCCACTGTGTCCACCACCTGCCAGTCTATAGGATAACCAATGGCGGACCCCGTGCTGGGCACCGTGTTGCTCTTGAGTATTTTTACCATGTCCTTGACCGATTTGCCCGTGATGTAGTCATAGATCCTCTCGGTTTTGTCAAAATGGAATTTGTTGTTGCCCGCTGATTCAAAGATGTAGTCCAGCGCCCTGTAGGTCACTGTGTATGTGTTTCCATCCGTGGTGAACTTGAACCACCAGCTGGCATCCAGTGATGATGACGTGGTGTCTCCCGCATAGGTCAGTGAGAAAGTGGAGCTGGTGCTGAGGTTGGCCGCGGTGATCACCTTCCATTCGCTGTTCTCCTCGTCAAATCTCAATCCAAATTGCTCGTAGGTCTCAATCCTGTCCTGCAGGTCTGTCTTCAGTGCCGCTGGCAGCACAGTGACGAACTTGGGGAAAATGGCATTTAGTACAGCGTTGGCCGGTACGATGTCATTTAGGGTTATAGGCCCCACGCCAGATTCAAGATTTCCCGCTCCGTCGTTGGATCCATCTCCCACGACTAGCGCTATCTTGGCCCAGGCACGGTCTTCTGCCAGATCAGTTCCTGCCGTCACCAATCTTCCGTTGAGGAATTCTCTGGTGTCCGGTGATGTGAACTTGATCAGGGCGCCCGGTTTAGCGTATTTCAAGTTGCTGGTGGCGAAGTCGCCCACAGCCAGTGGTCCACCGGCATTAAAATAACCAGTGTTAGTGTTGGTGCCTGTGGTTGTGCTGATCCAGCTGGCCCCCAGCGTGCTGAGGTTCTTTGTGCCGTATTTTATGTAGAAAAATTGTCGGGAGTAGGCCTCCGAAAGTTTGCCCTCAACGAATCGGTTGATGGTGTTCAAAATTTCGTTCCTGTTGGTGAACGTGAAAGTGAACTGCGGGGCGAATTCTTCCCTGTATAATATTCCGTCGTCCGCGAACACGGACACGTTGCTGTAGGCACCGGTCGGATCTATGATCTCTTTGGCCCTGCTGATCCCGCTGGCGCTCCTGTTCACTGATTTGACCTTGATTATTTCCTGTGACGCTGACAGCGGCACTATGTTGTAGTCCTCTGCCGTGATCATCCTGTTCTGCGAATAGTACACCTGTGGTGCCTTGGTCCTGATGCTGTCGTTGCTCTCCGTGGCCGCGGCGTTGTAGATCGATTGTTGCAGAGACCCAGTCATGGTCAGGGTCTGTTGGCTGCCGTTGGCGTCCTCATAGGCCATGCTGAAAGTTATGCCCTGCAGGTCCGCCTGCTGGATGGCATATTTGGCATTGGCGCTGGTCCTGTAATAGAGCCTGAAAGAGCCCGAAGGTATGTTAGAAAAATTTCCATCTCCGAAGACCAGGTCCACTGCGTCGTTGTTTTTGCTGACCACGTTGTATATGTTCCTCACGTCCGCATACAAGCTGTTGTAGATCACATTGTTGCCGCTGAGATCTGGCACCTTGGTCCACAATGTGGCCAGCTGGCCGAAGTCATCCAACTGATACAGCCACGTGTCCGTGTTGTTAATGTTGTTGACGTTGATGGGCTGCACGAAATTGGTGGTTGGCTGTGCTATGGTGAAATCCTGTGACGCCAGTGATCCCTGCTTGAACAGCGCGAAGAATCCTGTGTTGGGGCTGGAGTCTCCAGCTCTGTCGTTTCTAAATAGATATGAGAATCCCGTTCCCGGTACCGGCGCCTGCTCATAGATTGATTCCGATGCGGACATGGTTGCGGGCACTATCTCGAAGGTCCTGGCCACGCCTCCGATGCCCCTGGAGAAAGTGAATATGGGCACGTCAGTGTTGATGGAGTTCACTGTGTAGGCTTGCGTGGTGATGCCCGCGATGTTGTCCGATTCCCTGGGCTTGCCGAATCTCTGGCCCTCCACGTTGGCGGCGTTCAAAATGTTTATGAACTGCTCCCTGTAGTTGCTGTTGGTGGCGTCGTTCCATCCAATGGTCACGTTGGCCAGGCTGTTGCCGGAGCTGTCTCTGACGTCCTGCGTGGTGCTGACGGAAACTATCTTCAGCAGTCCCGTGGCGGGCAGGTTTCTCTTGGCGTTGTAGTTGATCAGTCGCGCCAGCCTCAATATGCTGTTCCTTCTCTCCGCGGTCTCTATGAAATTCTCCCTGGCGTTGAGATCCACCCTGAAGCTCAGGGCCTGTGCCACGTAGGCGATCAGGTCGATCAGCGCGATGTATTCCGATGATTCAACGAAATCATTGAAGTCGTCTGGATAGTTCTCGCGAAGATAGGCCACCATGGTCCTCCTCAGCGTCTCGAAATCGTAGGATTTGAAATCTGCCTGTTGGAAGGCAGTGTAGATCTTGCGCCAATCTTCGGCTACCAGCAATCGATTTTGTCTATCTGTAGAGGCCATACTTTAGTACACGGATATTTATGGGTATTATTATGTGCGCAGATTAAGAAAGGCGCAAAAGCGAGTTCTCGTCGAAGGAAAAGGTCAATTTCTCGGTGATATTGTATGGCACATAGGTTATGGTGGCCTGCACTGATATGCCATGCTCGCTCTCGCTGACCACTATGTCCTGTGTGCTGAGTCTTGGATCTGCGTTGAGGTTGTTGGATATGTCATCCGCTATGGCCTGTTTCAACGCCTCTGTCAGCGGCTCAAAGATCACGTCATAGATTATGGTGCCGAACTCGGGATTTTCAACCCGCTCGCCCTTCCTCACGCTGAGCCTGTTGATGAGATCCTGTTTGATGAGATCAAAGTCGTACAATTTATAGTTGGTCAATTCAGCCCTGGAGCTGAATCCCTTGAACACCTGCGTGCCCTGTGCTACTGATCTGTTCCTGTCGTCTATGGCCATAAAATGCTATCCAAAAAGTGATCCCAGGCTGAAGTTGCCCACGCTGAATGAAGGAAGGCTGAACGCGGTTGATATGCCTCCCAGGTCACCTATGCCCGGTATGGAACTAACTCCAAAATTAAAATAGTCGCCCACGTTCTTGGCTATCTCGCCAAATGCGTCTCTAGCATACACTCCCACCACGTTGGTCATCGAAGTAATCTCCCCTGCTATGATGTTCCTAAATTGGTTCGTGACGATATTTATGCCTGTGCCCAGCACCGCCTGGCTCACGCCTCGTATGGTGCCATCTGGCGAGATGTTTGAAAGATCTATGCCCGCTATGCCAGAATTGCCGAACACGCCCTTGCCGAACAGGTTCTCTATGTTGCCCTTGAATATCTCTGACTGACCGAACACGTTCTCCACTCCGCGGCCCACGCCCTGGAAAACATTGGTGTTGAATATTTTCTCTAGTCCGCCCTGTCCTGCCACTAGACTGGTGGCCCCGGTAATGCTCTGTCCCATATCATCATACAGCGCCGCTGTGTTGATGCCATCGCCCCTGAAGAGGTCCTGCGCCTTTGAGAACTTCCTGCCGCCGATGTCTCTGCTGAGGTTGCGCATCTCATTGTTGGCAATGTTGCCCACTGTTGTGGTGATGGTGTTCTTGTCTGTCTGTGCCAGCTGTCCCGGTATGTTACGGACGTTGGCCTCCAGCGATGACACCACCCTGCCCATGTCACCCAGCGTGTACAGCACACCGGCCTGGTTGACGAATACCTGGTCCTTGAACAGATTCAGTCCCTGCGTGCCAGTGATCCTCTTGACCACTTGATTGGCCACGTCGCTGATGCCCGCGGTTGAAGGATCGATCTTGAACGGACCATTGTCTGTTAGGTTGAATATGTTTGAATAATTATTAGTGAATTCCCTTGTAGCACGCTGTATCGCTGACACGTCAGTGGTGCTTGGCACGGTACTTTTTATGTATTTTTCCAGATCGGCCTCAAATTGTCCCAGGCGTATTACAGGTATACTGCTGATCCTGTTGCGATTTTCCGCATAGCCCAGGGTGCCTGGCCTGTTGGAGTCCTCAACTCTGCCATCGGATGTGAATATGTTTATATTGTCCTTGTGCCATAGGTATGGCTCGTGCGTTGGCACTTGCATGCCCGTCATGCCAGGTATGGTCCTGTCGACTTTTAAGACACCCACGGTGCTTCGAGGATCCAATCTGCCTGTTATTGTATTAGGAGGCTCTATTGGCGTAACGTCCGGCTGTTGCACCTCCAGGGTGCCTGTGCCCGAAGCTGAAAAAAATGAAGTTCTCCGCAACGGCTGCAACAGATTGGGATCCACTGGCGTGCTGTTGAAATGCACCTGGCTGCCCACGAGATGTACCTGCCCCGATGCCTGATGTATCTGGTTGCCACCCGCGGCCTGAGTGTAGATGCTCATGCCTGTGCGCAGGCTGTAGTAGCCTTTGTCCACTGTCACGTTCATGGCCCTGCCCGCCAGTTGATTTATTATAGATCCGTCTATACTGATAATGCCGCGTGGAACACGATCATTGGGGTTCTCTCCCAGGTGCTCGCTGGCCTTCATCCTGATGTTGTGGTTGGCGTAAAAGTTGATGTCGGCCTCGGAATGAAAATTTATGTCACCACCGGATCTAATGTTGTAGCCTTTCTGAGCGTAGATATCCACGATGCCGTCCTTGCTGAACTCCATCCACACCGTTCCTGCGGCGTTGGCCAGGTACACCACACCCGCTGTGTCGTGCATGAGAAGTTGATGGCCTGATCCCGTCCTCAATCTTATCAGGGTGTTGTCACCCCGTGCGTCACCGTCATCCATGACAAACGTGTGCCCAGCTGACCTAACCACCGGCGTGTCCTTCTTGGCGTCTGTGGGTCCTAATTTGGCTTTGTTTGCCGCGGCGTCGGTCCTGCCTGGCGTGCTGATACCAAATACTGCACTGGGGCTCTCCCTGCGTGCGGAGCTGCTGGTGGTCCCCCTCACAGTGTCCTGTATTAATCCTTGTTTTCTAAGCGTCTCTGCGTAGGGGTGCACCGGTTTGCTGAGCCTGTCAATGCCTCCAAGGCTGCTGGCGTATTTGAAAAGTGTCCTGTTGACCTCGCCCGCTGGCACAAGGTCCGTGCCGTATATGTCAGTCTTTGAAGCTGCCTCGACATCCTGCTGCCTGACCACCGTGTCCCTGGAAGCGGCCAAGCCCGGTATCATGTGATTGACATAGGGTTCCTGCACGCAGCCAAACCAATAGCCCTGCGACACCTTGCCCTCGACGAATATCACCAAGACCCGGCTGTCTATGTCCGGTGGCACCATCCACATGCCGTAGCTGTGCTGCGAAGCCGCATATTCACTGATGTCATCCGCGCCGGCACCCGAGGTGGCGTTGGAGCTTTTGGCACCATAAAAGGGCATTAGGTACTTGACCTCATAGAGCATGCTGGTGGGTCCATCCTCCGTACCACTCAAGCTGGGTATGATCACCTTGAGGCCACCCATGTAGGTGGGGTCCACATTGTCCTTGACTATGGCCATGTAGGGACCGGGATTGATGTCCGTGTAGGCATGATCCCTGTTGCGCCTGTTGGGTGTTGATGTGTCTCCGTATGTTACCATTATTGTCTGTTCCTTAATCTTTGATTAACTATAATATCATCTGGTGATACTACATCAGCCGGAAATCGATCCGCTTCCTGCTTTTTATCTATCTCGGTAATGCTGACCACCGGACTGATCTCCTTGCCTTGGTTATTGTATCTCACCATGTCCAACACCTGGGTGAACTTGCCCCTGTCAAACACGCTCTCCACCTGCACCACTTTATATAAGCCGCTGAAAGTGACGTTTTCAAGATTCTGGAAGTCCATGACCCCCAAGTTCTCATTGATGTCAGTGGGGAATCTAAAATCCAGTGTTACGAATGCCTCCGCTTCGTCGTATTGGAAGCAGCCCGTCTTCTCGTCATATTGCTTGCCCCGGAATTCACTCTGCTCTGTCTCCACTGGCCTGCCTGTGTTCTCCAACTGCCCCTGTAAAGTTTTGATTGGCAGTGCAAAATCCTGTC